ATAGTCACATTCACAGCTACTCATCCAAAATGGTCATTTGCTAAAATAGATGAAAAAGGATTAGTAACTGAAGTAGCTGAAAAGAACCCAATATCAGATATAGCAACAGTAGGTTATTATTATTGGAAACATGGTTCTGATTTTGTTAAATATGCTGAAGAGATGATTAAAGAAGATATTCGTGTAAATAATGAGTTTTATGTTTGCCCTGTATTTAATCAGGCTATTAAAGATTGTAAACAAATTAGAACATTTAATGTTAAAGGAATGTGGGGATTAGGAACCCCAGAAGATTTAAAAAATTACTTAGAAAATTATAAATAAATTATGGCTCATAAAGAACAAATCAATTACGTTAATAAAATTAAATCAACTTTTCCTGATTATTTTACTAACAAAAAAGTTTTAGGAATAGGTACATTTAATGTATGCGGTACAGAAGATGTATACTTTGAAAATTGTGATTACTCAGGATTAGATTTAGGTCCAGGACCTGGAGTAGATATAGTATGTCCTGCTCAAGATTATGATGCTCCTGATAATACATTTGATGTTATTATATCATGTGAGTGTTTTGAGCATAATCCATATTATAAAGAAACAATCCAAAACGCAGTTAGGATGCTTAAACCTAATGGTATGCTTTTATTTACATGCGCTACAACTGGGAGACCAGTTCATGGAGTAAAATCATTAGAAGAAGAAAGTAAAGAAAAATTTCCTAATTGGAAAACAATGCCTAATGTATCTCGTGAAAATTGGGATAATGAATATTATAAAAATTTAACTGAAGAAGATATTAGAGAATGTATAGACATTGATGCTAATTTTAAAGAGTATGAGTTTGAAATAGAAACAAACCATTGTGATTTATTCTTTTACGGATTTAAAAAATAAAATATGATATCAGTTATTATACCTACACTATGGAAATCTGAAGGATTTATAGATAGATTAGCTCAAATTTCTAACAATGAATTAGTGGGAGAAATTATTTTAATTGATAATGCTCCTCAGGATATAGATATATCTCATATACCTAAATTAAATCATATTAAAGAGCCTGAAAATATCTTTGTCACCCCAGCTTGGAATAAAGGAGTATCATTAGCTAAATATGATAAATTATTAATTGTCAATGATGATGTTGAAACAGATTGGAATGTTATTAATTTAGCTTACCCATATATAACAGAAGATAGAGGAATTATTGGTGCCGGGAATAAATGTTGGGATAATCCTCAAGGTGAATTTAGAGTTGAAGAGTTTGGTAGTCTAATGGCTTGTTATGCTTGTTTATTTTTTATACATAAAAATTCTTACATACCAATTCCTCATGAATTAAAAATACATTATGGGGACAATTGGTTATTTGACAAAATTAAACAAACTGGTAAAAATAATTACGCTATTGAAGGATGGGTTATGGGTGGTGAGTCAGAACAAACAAGTGGGTTAGAAATATTTAATGAAAGAAAAAATATAGATGCTGATGTATATCGTAAATTAATTAGTTAATATGAACACTTGTATATTTACTACTCATACTACTTTAGATTTAAAACATGCTGATTATAGTTTAAGAGCATTATTATCACTTCAAACTAATGATATAGTATGGAATAATTTTATCATATATAATACTCATGAACATGAGTTATCAAATGATGATATTATTGAATTAATTAAAAAGTATGACATTAAAAATTATATTGAAAATATTCTAATATTCCCTTATGATCCTGAGGTTAATAAAAAGAATTTACTCCAGGACATAAGGAATTGGTTTGATATAGGATTATCTTTAGAATTACAAAATATACCTGGTAAAATACTTTGGTTAAAATCAGATTATTGTGTCTCAAATAATTTTAATAAAATATTTTTAGAACATAACACTCCTAAATGTATGTGGTCACTCCCAACATTGGGAGCAAAACAAAAAATTAGCTATGATCAAATTCTAACTAAATTAAATCTACTAAAATTTACCCCATCAGATTTTGAAACATATTATAGAGGTGGAGATAATTATAATAATGATTTACCCAATGAAGAAATATCTCCTAATGGAGAAATGGATTACCATCCATCTATAAATTATGTTTCTCATAATTATATCCATGATTTTAACTTACATGTTATATCTAATGATATTTTAGAGTTAGGTAGAGAAATAGCTTATCATCCTCAAGTATTTGATATGAATTCAACTTGGGGTGGACCACATAATTTATTCTTTGGCTTAAAACAAAGTGGAGTACACTTTAGTGGTGAGTATAGAGCTTATGGTGTTCATATGTTTCATGAGATTATTTCTGAAAATAGATTGGAAGACCGAGGAGATGATCGTAAATTACATATTGGGGAAAAATATTAATTATGAAACTAATATCACATAGAGGAAATCTAATTGGTCCTAATTCTGAAAGAGAAAACTCTCCTTCATATCTTCAAGAAGCATTAGATAATGGATTTGATGTAGAAGTTGATTTATGGTTTATAGAAGATAAATTATATCTAGGTCATGATGAACCTCAGTATTTAATAAGTCACTCTTGGTTAACTCAATTTCTTTATAGACTATGGGTACACTGTAAGAATCCAGAAGCTATAGTTTATTTACAAGAAAATTATCCTCAAATAAATTACTTTTGGCACCAGGAAGATACATTAACTCTGACTTCAAAGAAATACATATGGGTTTACCCAGGTAAACAACCTATTAAAGATAGTATAGCAGTTATGCCTGAGATACATAATGATGATATCTCTCAATGTTTAGGAATTTGTAGTGATTATATTCAAAATTATAAGTAATGAAAATAGCTATTTGTGTAAGTGGTCAAGCGAGGAATTTTAAACAAAGTTATAATAGTTTAAAGACACATTTATTAGACAAATATGACTGTGATGTGTATTTCCATACTTGGAAAACTCCTCATTTTGAATCAACTAATTTTGGATTTGGAAATACTCAATATACGTTAACAGATAATGATTATAATGATCTTATTCAATTATATAAACCTAAAAATTATATTATAGAAAAACCTATAGTATTTGATGCTAGTGGAATTAAATGTCCTATTTGGAGACAACCTCTAAATAATAGTTTAAGTATGTTCTACTCAATATATAAATCAATTCAATTAGTTGAAGGAGAATATGATTATATTGTTAGAACAAGATTTGATATAGATTACTCTAAATTTAATTTGGAGTTACCTCAAGAAGGTATTACATTACCAGAATGGAATACTGATATTAGAGTTAAAGACAGAGGATACTATGATGTATTCGCAATAGGCAAACAACAAGACATGACAACATACTCAGAAGTATTTTCAAATGTTATATCATATGTTACAGATGATGTTGATTTCTTTCACTCATTATTTGGTGGATGGCCAGGACAAGACTCTCCACTTAGAAATGAATATTTACTAAAATGGCATTTAGTAAAAAACAGTATTAAAGTAAAAACAATTCCTACATTAGAGGAAAAATCAGATGTGGGTTTAATTAGGTAGTATGAAAGGAGTTATAACTATATTTGCTTTACCTCAAGAATTAGAGGATTTAGCTTTAACATTATATAATTTAAAAAGAAATTCCATTTATCTTGATACTACAGTTAAATACAAAGTAGAAATTACTATGTGTTTATCTGATAAATTAACTAATTGGGATGAATCTAAATTACCTAAAGATTATATTAAAGAAAGAACTGAAGAATTAGTCACTAAATTTTTAGATTGGTGTGAGTGGACTTTACTTTGGGGTGATGAAAATATATTAGGGTGTGTATCTCAAAGAAGATATAGTTTAAATAATAATTTAGATGCTGACTTTTTTATATGGTTAGATTGTGATTTTATATTTAAGGACACTACCTTAAGTTATATGACTCAAGCTTATCAAACTGTAAAAGAAGAAAATATTGATTTATTTATACTTACTCCTCAATTTGTAAAACAGTGGGATAACACTTGGGATGTAATTGTTAATAAATCATTTTTAAATTATCCATTAGATTATGAATTAGTAGCAGATGTTTATAAAGATACATTACCTGATATAGGAGATGTAGAAGTAAAATCAATACCTACATTTAAATTTGCTGGGGGGTGGTTCACTTTAATATCTAAAGATCTTCTAATTAAAACAGGGGTACCTGAGTCATTAGGACATTATGGTTTAGAAGATACATATATTATTGAGTGTTGTAATATATTAAGACAAAAAGGTAAGAGTGTGTTTCAATTTATATTAGAAAATCATATAATAGGAGAAAGTTATACTCATCGTCCTAATGAAACTATTAAAAAATACATATCAAGTATAAGTAAAAAAGATGAGTTCACTAGAATAGCTCATTTAAATTTCCCAATTGAAATAAATAAATTTTATGAAAGAAGTAACAGTAGTATTAACAGCCTGTAATAGAGCTGATTTGTTAGAAAAAACTTTAGATAGTTTTTTTGAAATGAATACATATCCTTTAAAACGTTTTATTATTATAGATGATGGAATGAATTTTGGATGTAATGATTTTGTTAAAGAAAAATATGAATTTCCTATAGAACTCATTTATAATGACCCTAAATTATATCAAATTAAATCTATAGATTATGCTTATTCATTAGTAGATACAGAATATATCTTTCATATGGAAGAAGATTGGTTATTTTTGAAAAAAGGATTTATTGAAGACTCAATGAAAGTTTTAGAAGCCGATGATAATATTTTACAAGTATGGCTTAGAGGTATAGATGACACTACTGCTCCTCACCCTTGGAAACCAGATGTGTATGAAGTAGATGGATTAAAATGTGTATTGTTAGAGTACACAGGTATATGGAATGGTTTTAGTCTAAACCCAGGATTAAAAAGACTTAGTGATTGGAAGAAATTACCTAATGGTTATAATGGATGTGAAAGGATTACTCCTGAAGAACAAAGCGGTGGTGTTACTTTAGAATGTGACATATCAGTAGAGTATGCTAAACAAGGAATGATTGCTATGAGATTCTTAGAAACATATATTACTCATATAGGTTGGGATAGACATATAATAGATGGAATAAATGGAAAATAATATACCCAAATTTACATTTTGTATTACTTCAAAGAATAATTTGAGATATCTTAAACATGCTGTTTTTTATATAAAAGAAAACTCATCTAGAGAACATGATATATTAGTATTCATAGATGCTGATAGTGACGGAACTGAGAACTGGTGTAAAGATAACAACATAAAATATATCAAAAATCAATCAGATAAATTATTTGGTATAGGTAATGCTTATAATTTATTAGTCAAAGAATCTCAAACTGATTTTAATGTTATATATCATGCTGATATGATAATGGGAAAGGGATTTGATGTGGCGTTATACTCTAAATGGAAACCTAAAACAGTAGTATCCGCTACCAGAATAGAACCACCACTGCATCCTTCAGATCCATCTAAAATTGTTTTAGATTTTGGATTATGGCCTGAGTTAGATATAGTTGATGGTTTTAAATTAAAGGAGTTTAATGAATTTGTAGATAAAAATAAAAAAGATATTGTAACAAATGGTATATTTGCTCCTTGGTTAATACATAAAGATGATTTCAATGATGTTAATGGTCATGATCCTATTATGAAATCACACAGTGAGGATAGAGACTTATTTAATAGATTTTTATTAAATGGATATGATTTAATCCAAAGTTGGGAAGCGTTAGTTTATCATTTAACATGCAGGGGAGGACAATTTGAACATGCCTCTAAAACTAAAGATTTAAATTTTAAATCAAATGATTGGAATATATTAGCCCATAACCAGACTAGAGAATTTATTCGTAAGTGGGGTACGCCTCCAAAATACAATGAATATCAATTTCCAATTGTATCATCAAAATATGATATTGGTTTTATAGTTAAAAATTGTAACCAACAATTATTAGAAGTTTTAGAACCATGGTGTTCAACTATTTATGTAGATTGTGATTATAAACAATATATCGAAAAAGAACAATTAAACACATCATTTAATCTTTATAATCATATTAGACCTTATGATAATGAAAAACAAAATGAAATATTAGTATCATTTGATATTACTCAATTAAACCAACAAAATTTCCAAATAATCCAACAACTACCAGACATAATTAAAGACAATGGTGAGATAGGTTCATTTGAATTAGATATATTTAAAATAGATATCATCCAAATGAATGAATATCAAAACACCCTTATTAAAATATAGTTTGGTGTTTATTTATTTTTTTATTATATTTAGTTAAAATTAAGGTTATGGAATTTGAATATAAGACATATTGTTTCTACTCACATATGGATTCAAATGCTGAGTCATTAGGTATATGTGAAGCCGGAACAATAGGTATAGCTACTATTCACTTTGCTTCTACAAAACGAATGGAAATAAAAGACTTTCTAAAAATATACTCAGTAAAGGAGAAAGATGAATCTAAATAATTTTGGAAATAAACTTAGGTTAAATAAAAGCGCTAAGAGTAAAGAAAATGAAGTAAAACAAAACTTCATAAATATTATTACTCAATTAGAAGCATGTTGGATAAGAACTAATTTCTTACATACTAAACTCAATGTTGACTTTTGGAATTATGAAGAACATTTTTACCATATCATTGAAGATCTGATCTACTCTCAATATGAGAGTTGGAAAGCAGATCTTATTTTCTGGTACGTATATGATAGAAAAGATGTGGAAGGTAATATTTTAGCTTTAGAAATAACTGAAGGTGATAAATCTCCTAAAAAATATAAGTTAAAAACACCTGAAGAACTCTGGAAATTAATTGAGAAAATAGATAAAATAGAAAATAAAGGAAAAAAAGATGAGTAGAAAATGTATTACTTGTGGTGTGGAAATTGATCCGAGACGTATCAAAATTTTACCTCAAACTCAAACTTGCACTCAACACTCAACAGCCGAAAAGAAAGTAGCTGTAACTGTTCAGATGGGTGAAGGTGATCATACCTGGATTGAGACATACGCTGTTGAGAGAGAGGATTATGATAAAATGATGGAGTTTGAAAAAAATTATAAAAAACAAAATGATTTAAAAGATAAACCATCTATGAAATCAACTGATGAGGATGATATTATTCCTACTATTGATGATTTTGATGTAGATGAAGAAGATGAAATTGAAGAAGAAGAATAATGGCTAAAGCAAAACCATTAACAAAAGAAATGATCCTTAGCGCAATGGATAAAACAAAATCTGTTCGCGCTGCGGCTCGTTATTTAAATTGTTCTTATGTACATCTTAAACAATATATGAAGTTGTACAAGGATGAGAATGGAGTATCTTTATTTGACTCACATAAAAACCAGTCAGGTAAAGGTATTCCTAAATTTTTATCAGCGTCTCATTACAATAAAAAAGACCCAGCTATACTTGATATTATAGAAGGTAGAGTAGATGCCTCTCATTTCAACCCACAGAAGTTAAAGTATAGAATGATAACAGAGGGTTATTTGAAGGAAGAATGCTCTAATTGTGGATTCCATGAACGACGAGTTTCTGATTATAAAGTCCCACTTATCATGCACTTCAAGGATGGCAACAAACAGCATTATAATTTAGGTAATGTTGAAATGCTTTGTTATAACTGTTATTACTTAATGGTAGGGGATGTATTTGATAATAAACAACTTGAGGGATTAGAAGATCATAAACCAACTTATGGTAGTCAAGTAGATTGGGAATTAGATGAGTACACTAAACAAAGATTAATAGAATTAGGATTAGACAAACCTGAACCAACAGATGATGGTTCAGAGTTTATTAGTAGACTTTAGATAATATTTATCAGTGAGTATGAAAAAGCAAAAGCATAAAGAGATTGAAACTGATTATGAGACTATTAAGTCTAAACATCTTGAAAAGTTAGCAGATCAGATTCTTAAAAATGATGAGAAGATGAATCAACTCAAAGGAAAAAATATTAATCCGGATTTCTTAAATTTATTTTAATATGGCTATTGAATTTACATTAAATAACAGTGACGAGTTCCAAGCGATGGTTGATAGGAGAGATTTTTCAATAGCACAAGCAGTTGTAGAAACAATATTAGCTAACTTAAATACTCGTAAACAGCATATTCATGTATTAACAATTAATTGTTTAGATGAAGGTGAAGCTTATGACATTACATTAGAAAGAAAACATTTTGTAGACACATTACAGGAAAATCTGAAATACTATGTAGAAAATGAAAAGTATGAAGATTGTACTAAAATAGTAGAAGCAATTAACACCCTAAAAGAAAAACAAACACACACGAAAAATGGCAAAAACAAAACAAACATCAGCAACAAAGATGTACTCTCCTAAACCGAGAAGAAAGAGACCAGGAGTACATAGTAAGAAAAAAACATCAAAAATGAAAACAAGTAAGCATTATAAAAAAGCTTACCGCGGACAAGGAAAATAAATTAAATAAAATAGTTATGAGTAAAAACACTAATCTACAACGTTATGAATGTTTAAAGTCTTATATTCAAGTTTTGGAAGGTAAACGTAAGAAAAAAGAAATTACCAAGTTACGAAACGAAAAGACATATACTACCAAAAACGCTTATAAACGTGAGTATTAAGAATTATTTAGATGATATCCCCGACAAGGATTTAATCGCGTTAATTGAAGATGACTGGGACAATATTCGAGATTTCTGCATATTGTTTACCCTAGATATGCAATTAATTGAACAGGAGCGACCACCCCAGAACCTCCCTAACTAAAAGTTTGGCCTTCGGGCCATTCTTTATTATATTTAGATCACAATTAAGGTTATGGAAAAACAAATATATCATGTTCAATCGTCATTAAGACCAGCAATTATTGAATTAGATAAAGGAACATTTGTAGTGCCCGCTTGGGTTGAAGTACCTAAAGGTACCACTTTAGATCAGATTATTTGGGATAATAAAATTGAAATTAAACCTAATCCAGACCTTATTAAAGTAACAGGTTCATCAGGAGATGTTTATACTATTCAAAAGATAGGTAATAAATACAGATGTAGTTGTCCTGGTTATTTTAGAGCTAAAGATAAAATTTGTAAACACATAAAACAATTAAAATAAAGGTTATGAGTAAAAAAGTAGGAAAAATCACCAACACATGGAAGAAAGCACTTCAATCAATCAAAGCTAAAGACACTGAGAGTGCTATTGAACAATTAGATACTTGTTTACTTATCTTAGCTAAAGCAACTGAAGAAGGTCTTGACATGATAGACAATTTAAGAGTTGATCTTTGGAAAATGAGAGTATGGGTTAAGATTGAAGACTTAGTAGGATTACCTGAATATGATAACGCTTATGAAAGACAAGAAATCTAAATTTAAAATAGAACAAGAGCCTCAGTTCATAGTATTAAATGATCAATGTCAGGCATTTATTGGATTTAAAAAAGGTGAAGCTATATTTTCTGATGATTTAGATCTAGCAAAACCACTTTATAATGATAACCAAGTAGCTACACTCAGAGTATACACTTATGGTAAATTAGAAAAAGAATATATATGAATTTAGTATACGGAATATTAGTTGGCATTATAGCTCAAGTGATAGCTTTTTACCAATTACAGGGAAGATTTAAATATGATTTTCTTAGAGACAATCAGTGGTTCGCTGTTTTATTAGGTATTCCTATTTCATATTTGTTTATGACTTCTGTCACATTTATGGTGGAACATTTTGAAGGACAACTTTGGCCCTCTCGGTTAATAGGTTTTGCTATTGGGACAGCTATTTATACATTTATGTCAATACTTTGGTTCAATGAGCCAATAACTGCTAAAACAACTATTTGTTTGATATTAAGTTTTATTATATTATTAATTCAATTATTTTGGAAATAACATGGCTGAGAAAAAAGGTTTAACAGTTAAAATGATTTATGATTTTCCAACCCAAAAAGCAACTGAAATATTTGAAGATGGGTTTGGGTGGTTTAGGGTAACTTGTAATCGTTTTAGAAGTTATAATGGGCCTAGAAGAATATGTTATTGGAATGAAGACGGTTCACCTAACCACCAAGAATACAATGGCCCAGTTTATTATTTTGAAACTAATAAAGTATATACAGGCAAAGATAAAGGTTATATTTACCCACATAATTACAATTATAAACCAAGAGCAAGAAGAGGAGAAGAACATTTAATTAAGTGATATGTATTGATATGCCTGTATCTAAAATATCAAAAATTTATTTATTTCATGTTCGTAAAGTAATTAGTGTCCTTAGTTCTATTGAAAATGAAGAACAACTATACTCAGGGAAAAATATAATTGATAATTTTGTTAGGTATTGGAGATTTAAAGGAGTTGGAGTAAAAACTATTAGAAATAGTTTGGCGATGTTTAATAGTATTTATAACTTTAAAAAGAGAATTTTTCAAAATTATGACTAACGAAGAGCGCATTGAAGAAATAATGTATCAAGCACACGCAGCTGGTGATGTAGATAAATTACATGAAATGGTAAAAAATTTACAAATGCGTAATACAGATAAGAGTAAACGACTAATTGATTTTTATGAATTAGCTCATTTCACTCTTAAAACAGATAGAATGTAAATAAAAAATAAATAAATATGTTAACAACAATTATCACAGTTATCTTAGTAGTGGGGTTATTTGCCGCATTAGGTTTTACTACCAATCGAATTGGTTCATTAGAAGATGAAATTGATTTATTACACGACTCAATTAATACTCTTCACCAAGAAAAAGAAATGATTGACGCTACACGCCAGTTACTTAGAAATGAAGTAACAGTGTTGAAAGCTCAAATCAGAGCAATGGAAAGCAGATCAATGCATGCTATTGTTGATGTTCCTAAAACTGAGGAAGCTAAACCTAAAAAGAAAAAATATTTTAAGAAAAAATCGGCTCCCAAAATGTCGGCTGACAAGAAGTAATTAAAACTTTTTTCAATAGAGGCTTGGAAATCCAAGCCTCTTTTTTTATATTTATAGTATAATATAAAACACATGGAAAATAATAATCAACTAAATGGTTTATCATTACGACACGTCGCTCAAATAGTGAGACGTAGAATGATACAGAAGGCAAAACCTTCAGGTAAGGTATATAATAGAAAAAAATATAAACATGGTAACGAGGAATGATGTACTTACTCTTAATGGTACACCTTATGTTATAAGACGTAGAGTGTGGTTTGGTAGATTTGTAGATAACTTAAATGGAGGTCAAATAAGAAATGATCTTATTGAGTTATGGAAAGAATATACTGAATCAGATCAAGTGTATCAAGAAGGAGAAGCAATATTCTTTTTACAAGAAATTAAAGAACCAGAATGGGAGGAAATACAATGCGAAAATTAATTTTATTTTTAATTGTGGTAGTTTTAGCTTCATGCTCAACTCCACAACATGGTTATAATTACAAACGTCATAGTAATAGACAACAAACCATGTATAAACAAACCAAACGAGTTAATAAAGGTAGAAACCAACTCCAACATCAGTGTTCACCTAAAAAACATAGATAATGACTAGTAGAAAAAATAGATACTTTGACAGAGAAGACCAATTCAGAAGTATTGTTTTAAGTAATGATATTGATAATGAATCAGTTGAAGAAGTCATTCAGTTTATATTAGATGCTAATGAGTATGATGATGAGCAAGAATCTGCTATTAAAGAGTTTGAACGTAAACCAATTAAGTTAGTTGTTAATAGTTTTGGGGGTGTAATTTATGATGGTTTTGCTTTAGTAAGTGTAATTAAAACCTCAAAAACACCAATCCATACCTATTGTTATGGTTACGCTATGTCAATGGGGTTACCAATATTTGCTGCTGGGTGGAATCGAATTGCTAGTAAATATGCTACATTTATGTATCATGAGGCTTTAAATAGTTATCCTCAATTTGATAAATTGTCTATTATTAAAGATGATTTAGATGAATGTAATCGTATAATGAAACAATATGATGAGATTTTACTATTAAACTCAACAGTGTCTCAAAAACAATTAGACGATGTTAAAAAATCAAGACGTGATTGGTACTTTACAGCTGAGGAAGCATTAAAATATGGGATTGTTGATGAAATTATATAATTGGTGGAGACAATTTGTTAAACGACACATAATTGACAAATGCCCACCAGAATTGGACGATTTGTTCTAAAAAGTTTGGCCTCCGGGCCATTCTTTATTATATTTAATCATTATGAAAATAGAATTAAATAAAGATCAAGGTTTATGGTTCACAAGTGATACTCACTATAACCACACCAACATATGTAGAGCAACTACACGTTGGACAGATGCTGATAGTGTGACTCGTGACTTTCCATCATTAGAGAAAATGAATGAGACTTTAATAACTAATATTAATAAGTATGTTAAACAGGACGATATTTTAATTCACTTAGGTGATTGGTCATTTGGTGGTTTTGAGAGTATTAAAGAGTTTAGAGATAGAATTGTATGTCAAAATATACATTTAGTTCTCGGAAACCATGACCATCATATTCAAAATAATAGAGATGATGTTCAATCACTATTCAGTTCAGTTAACCAATATCTAGACTTAGATGTTAGATGGTGGGTTGCTGGTAAAATAAAAGAACGCGCTCGTTTTATTTGTATGCACTATCCAATTGCGAGTTGGAATGGAATGAATGATGGAGCAATTCATCTACACGGACACGTCCACTTACCCAAACATCTAAGAATGGCAGCAGGTAAAGCAATGGATGTAGGAGTAGATGGAAATGATTTGGAGCCAATTGAAATGGATGATATATTAATTAAAATGGTATCTAGACCAATCGCTAAACTATCATTACCAAAAGATCATCACGAAAAAAGATTAATATGAAAACAATAGTATTAGGAGATACACACGGACGTAGTATCTGGAAAGAAATAGTATCCCAAGAAAAAGCAGACCGAGTTATCTTTATTGGAGATTACTTTGATAGCTTTGACATTGAACCAGTTGTACAACAACATAATTTTAAAGAGATTATTGAGTTTAAAGAGAAGGGTGAGTGTGAAGTTATTTTACTAATCGGTAATCATGATTTCCATTATCTACCAATGGGTGAAACATACTCAGGATATAAACATGGAGTGATGCCTGCTAATAGACAACTATTAGAAGATAATAAACATCACCTACAAATGTGTTATCAACTTGATAATATCTTATTTACTCATGCTGGTATTGGTCATGATTGGTTAGTGGATCAAAACCGATATGAGTCAGGAGTAGACCCAGGTACCATAGCTGATTTTGTAAATGCTATTTGGGACTATCAACCATTAAGATTTACATTTTATGGTTTGGACCCATATGGTGATTCAAAAACACAAACACCAATTTGGATTAGACCTTCTAGTTTAATATCTGGTAATAGAAATACATTCTTAAAAACAGATTATATTCAAGTAGTAGGACATACTAAAGTAAGAAAAATTGATATTGAAGGTAAAGCAACTGGAGGTAGATATTATTTTATTGATACATTTGATGATTCAAGTCAGTTTTTGATTTATGAAAATGGAGAATTTAAAGTAGGAGAGTTAAATGCTTGAGTTTAAAAACCCAATACCAGTAATAGTAGAAGGTAAAGAAGGTTATGCTTTATATGTAACTAATAGTGGAACATGGGAAAATGACATTTGGTGTGTAGTCCATTGTGATGGAGGTATAGTTAGACATTATCGCTCAGACCAAATTAAAATTCATGAAAATGGAACATTTGATATTAAGAAATGGAATTAATAACAACTTACATTTGTAAAAAAGGAGACATAGGTGTTCACGATAATATGTTTGGTGGCACCATTATGTCCTTAATTGATGACGCAGCTGCATCTTACACCGCCCAAATCTGTGATACACAACGAGTTGTTACTTTAAAGATTGATGAATTGATTTTTAAGAAACCAGTTAAAGTAGGTAACATATTAAAAATATATGGTGAAGTAGTTGATTTTGGAAACACATCAATAACCATTTATGTTGAAGTAAGAAAACATAATGTTTATACAGGTGCTCAAGAAACAGTGACTCATACTAAAATCATATTTGTTCGAATAGATGATGATGGTAAACCACTTCCTATTCATCAATATGTAAAAGATAGGTACTGGGAACGAAGAAAAGAATTTGGAAAGGGATTACTTAGCGCTGAGGAAAAAAACAATAATATTTATAATAAAAAATAAAACTATGGCATTTAATATCTATAAGTGGAGACGTGATCAATTGTTGGTTGAGAGTAGTATTCATCCTGATCCAAAAGATTTAACAACTAATCCTGAGGCTGACTTAAAAAAATATCGTAAAGATGTTTTACAACAACTTTTAAAAGATCTAGAAAACAATCCTGAAGCGGTTAAGGTCATAAAGGGAAAAATGGAGGCTATTAATGAAGATGAAGGTAAAATCACAGTTAAATCAATTCAACTTTCTGATTTAAAAGATGGTGATAAGTTACCTACTAATATTGGAATGGGTACATTCACTAAAAATCCTATCACAACTGAAGAAGAATTAGAAGAATGGAGAGAATCATTTTTTGATAGATATGGAGATATTGAATTAGTAAGAGGTAATTTAGGATACCAAGCATCCTCTAAACACCCCGCCAATGTACAGGCTCAAGCGGATTTTGATAAATACGCTAGAAGAAGATAAAAATAAATAGGCCTTAGGGCCTATTTTTATTATATTAGAATATAAATAAAAGTTATGAAAAAATTATTAACAACTCTGTTATTATCATTATCACTGTTATCAACACTTGCTCAAGATATAGCATATGCTAGAGCAACTACTTTAAATGTAGGAGTCAAAAACAATTGGACTGGGGAATTTGAATGGGCTGGGCCTCAAGTAATTGATGGCGTCACCATAAAAATTGAACCAGCATCTATATCTATTAACTCACAAACACCTCAGTATTACACAATTTATTCTGACTCTGAAGAAGTTGAAGTAGAAGGATCAGCTGTATATTGGTATGCGTATGATTTAAAAGGTCAACGATGTAGACTTTATTTAATAGAGAATGAAGTAGGAGATGATTTTCTTGCTATTGAGTACAATGACTTTGCATGGATTTATAATTTAATAAGTATAAAATAATATGGCTGAATTTAGCAAACAATGGGTCGAGAAAAATGTCTCGGAAATGGGGTGGGATTTTGATATTGATAAAGTAGTATCAGAATTACCTAAAAGTACAATGGTTCCTTATATTTGTGAAGGATTTGGGTTTATCGCTATTGGAAAAGACGAAAATGAAAACATTCACTTAGCAATGCCTACAGGTAACTATAGTGATGAAGGCACAGAAGTAGAATGGAAAACAATGGAGGAGGTAATTAATGGATAATAATGAATTAATGTCATTATACGACTACTTAGGCAAACCGGCTGGGAATGATTTAGGTAAACAAGTATATCTTGCTGCTTGTTATAAAGATATAAAAGTAGGAATGAGAGAAATATCTAACCCAAAATATACAGGTAATGTAATGTTGTATCCTAAATCGTTTTTGGAAGAATATTTCAAGCCTAAAAACAATACACAACCTAAAGAAAATTTACCGTTTTAAGTGAACTTTTCATGGATAAAGTTTGGCCTATGGGTCATTCTTTGTTATATTTAGGTATAATAAAAAATAATAAGAGTTATGAGCAAATCAGTATCACTTTCAGGTAATCAAGAATTACAATTCGTTACAGACAGTTGGGACAAAACAGTTACAGTTTACTTATTTGATACAATAAGTGACACACGAGTAACATTAACTGAGTTCTCAAATGGTAGATGGAATTCAAAATCAGTTTCTCATTTAGATAAATTTATTGAGTTAATTAAAGTTAACCCTAAAATTAAAATCGCGATGAAAAAAGCATTTGGGGAATTAAAAACTGAAACACCAGTTAATACATTTCAAACTACTTTGAGTTGTTTTAAACGTCGTGTTATTATCAAAATTAAAAAATTAATAAAATGAAAACATTAGTAATACATCCATCAGATTACTCAACTGATTTCCTAAAACCCATTTATGAAGGTATAGAAGATAAAACAGTTATTACTCAAGATAAAACTAGAGATGAGATAATTGAGTTAATTGAGAGTCATGATAGAGTAATGATGATGGGTCATGGATCACCATCAGGTTTATTTGGGATTGGTTTTAATCGATTATTTGTAATTGATAACGGGTTAGTTGAGCATTTGAATAAAAAAGACAATAATGTTTTTATTTGGTGTAACGCAGATCGATTTGTAAATAGATTTGGATTAAAAGGTTTCTATACAGGAATGTTTATTAGTGAAGTAGGAGAAGCATATTACTGTGGGTTACCTAACATACCTCAAAATGTTGTTGACGAGTCTAATAATCAATTTGCTAATTGGGTAGGTGAACTATTTACCAGTAAAAAACCACTTAATGAAGTATATTCTGATATTGTAGACTCATATGGTAAGTTAGCGAATAAGAATATAGTAGCTAAATATAATCATGAACGTTTATACTTTGCCAACTAATGAAATTATCTGAAGTAACTATTTACCCTAGAGCTTACATTGTGACTGGTATTAAAGAAAATATGGCTAGTGAGCGAATTATTGGAATGGGAATTGAAGTAGGTAAAGAAATAAAATTATGTGGTCGTAATAAAGATTTATTAATTGTTGCTATAGGTAATAAATTAGCTGCTACTATAACTGAGATTGAAGCTGATCAAATTCTGATTGAATCGAGATAAGGTTTATGATATTTATTATCAAAAACACTTATGTTATTAAAAAACGGATCAAAAGGAGAAGAAGTAAAACAACTTCAAACACTATTAGGTTTAGGAGCTGATGGCAGTTTCGGACCAATGACTGAAGCTAAAGTTAAAGAATGGCAAGCTAAAAATGGATTAGTAGCAGATGGTATTGTAGGAGATAATACATGGAGTAAAATGTTTGGAGCAACAGCTCCAACTCCTGTTGTAACAACTCTTCCTCCTAGCTCATTTAAATTAGATGCTTTAAAAGGACATATCCCTGATGCTGTATTAGCTCAAATACCTGAGACAGCCGCTAAATTTAATATTACTACTCCACTACGTTTAGCTCATTTCTTAGCACAATGTGGACATGAGTCAGGTGGATTCAAATCAATAAGCGAAAACTTAAACTACTCAGTTGATGGTTTGAAGAGAATATTTGGAAAATATTTCCCTGGTGACTTAGCTGCCTCATATGCTCGTCAACCTGAGAAAATCGCATCTCGTGTTTACGGTTCAAGAATGGGTAATGGTGATGAATCAACAGGTGAAGGATATAAGTATCGTGGACGTGGTTATATTCAATTAACTGGAAAATCTAATTATACTGGTTTTGCTAAATTTATAGGTGAGGATACAGTTGCTAACCCTGATTTAGTTGCTACTAAATACCCATTAGCATCAGCAGCGTTTTTCTTCGATTCAAACAAATTATGGTCAATATGTGATAAAGGAGCTGATGAAGCAACTGTCACTGCGGTTACTAAACGAGTTAACGGCGGTACAATTGGTTTACCTGATCGTTTAAAACACTTTAATGAGTACTATAATTTACTTAAATAAAATAAAGATGACTGAGGCGATTTGGGTAGCACTGATTGGGGGCGTTATTGGACCCATAGTAGTATTATCTCTTAAATGGTGGTTTGATAACAAATTTAAGAAGAAGAAAAGTGATATGGTGACTGAGGCTCTTGAAGTAGGAGCTTTAGTATCAAGTAAATTAGACTCAATTAAAGAAGAATATGACGCTGACCGAGTATGGGTTAGTCAATTTCATAACGGGGGTCATTTTTATCCAACAGGTAAGAGTATAGCTAAATTCTCTATATTCTATGAGACAGTATCAGCAAATGCTCCTTCACTTCAATTAACATTAAAGAATATACCTGTTGCTTTATTTTCTAGAAGTTTTAATAAATTATTAGATGATGATTCAATCCATATCTATGATTTTAAAGATGAAACTACTTCAACATTTGGTTTAAAATACTTTGCTGAAGAATACAAAACCAAATCTCAGTACTTATATGCTATTAAAAACTTTGAAGGACGATTCATAGCTATCTTAGGTATTGATTATACAGGTAGAAAACATAAGTTAACTCATGAACAAGATGAGGAGTTATTAAGAGTAGCCACTTCATTAGGTGGTGTTTTAGCTAATCATTTAAAAATTTAACACACATGACAAATATTTTATTAGAAGCAAACCAATTTGGAATATTCGAACAGTTAGTTAACTACGGAGCGTTAGGTTTAGTAGTATTAGCATTAGGCGCTGTTGGATGGTATATGTTCAAGCGTAATATGGCTGAAAAAGATGCTATGCAAGCTAAAATCAATGAACTTGAAAAAGAATTAAGAGATAGAAAATGAACCAATTAATTATATTTCTACAAGCCACTCCATCATTTGGGGTATTTGAGACATTAACCCAATATGGTGCATTAGGTGTTATTGTACTTGGGTTAGGTGCTGTTTTATGGTATATGTTAAAACGTCAATTGAAAGCTGAAGATGATCTGAAAAAGAAAGTAGATGATCTTCAAAAAGAACTTAATGACTATATTAAAACCGATACTAGTAAAATTCAGAGTTCATTAGACAATAATACTCAAGCACTTAAAGATTTAAGAGAAATTATTTTATTAAGTAAGAAGTGAAAAAAAGATTAGCTTTATATGGTATTTTATTATTGGTTGTAGCATTTGTTATAGCTGATGTATTCATGGCTGGGGATGGTCATATTACTGTTGTTGAGGAAAATGTTTCATTAGTGAAAGAAAACCAAATATTAACAGACCAAAACCAAATCCTATCTTCTGAAAACCAGAAATTAGATTCTGCTAACCAACAACTAACAGAACAAGTTTCAACGTTAACAGAGCAGGTATCAACCTATGAAAAAAAACTTAATACTCCTCCTGCTGTTCGTCCTAAGTCTACTTGGAACCTTGAGGTCCCAACCAACTAATAAGTATCCTTATACTACAATTGATGATGATGGCAAAACACCAGTAGTTGTAATGACTATTGATCAAGCGAATGCTATTAATAGAAAATTCAAAGAATTACAATTAGAATACTCTAATTTAGAAATAGAACACATTATTCTAAAACAAATAACAGAACAACAAGGTGATACTATAGTACAACAACTATATATAATTCGAGAACAACGAAAAAAATTACTACTTGTCCCAGAAAAATAATAAAATGTTTGGCCTCCGGGCCATTTTTTATTATATTTAAGACATGAAATTAAGTACATTATATAAACGCGCCGTTAACGGTAAAGTAAATGAATGGACAGTTGAAATTGAGAACAACTGTTTCAGAACAATATCAGGTTATACAGATGGAGTTAAGACAACTTCTGAATGGACTTGTTGCTCAGGTAAAAATATAGGTAAGAAAAACGAAACCACACCCGAACAACAAGCATTAGCTGAAGCTCAAGCAATGTGGACTAAAAAATTAGAATTAGGTAGTTATGAATCAATAAAAGATATTGATACACCTAAATTCTTCAACCCAATGTTAGCTCATAAGTTTGAAGATTATAAAGATAAAATTACATACCCAGTTTATAGTCAACCTAAATTAGATGGTATTAGATGTATTGTTAGAGCAGATGGTATGTGGAGCAGAAATGGTAAGAAAATTATCTCAGCACCTCATATTTTTGAATCATTAAAACCATTATTTGAATCTAATCCTGATTTAATATTTGATGGTGAGTTATATGCTGATAAGTTTGCAAATGACTTTAACGCTATTTGTTCATTGGTTAAGAAAACTAAACCAACAAGTAATGATTTAGCTAAAAGTAAAGAATCAATTCAATATCACATTTATGATTTGCCTAGTTGTAGTGGTACATTTACTAAACGTTATAGAACGTTATCTGATTTAAATTTACCTGAGTGTTGTGTTTGTGTTAAAACTGATCAAATTGATAATATAAATGATTTGTTAGCTTATTATGAAGACTACACTATGGAAGGTTATGAGGGTCAAATGATTCGTTTGGATAAAGAATATGAATCAAAACGTTCTAAATCACTTCTTAAACATAAATCGTTTATTGATGAAGAATATATTATATTAGATGTAGTTGAAGGTGAAGGTAATAAAACTGGAATGGTAGGTTCATTTATATTTAAGAGTAAGACAGGACATATATTTAATTCATCACCTAAATTTAATTGGGAGGAATGTAAGGCTATGTGGAACAATAAAAATGAATTAATTGGTAAATCAGCTACAGTTAAGTACTTTAACTTAACACCAGATGGTGTTCCAAGATTTCCATATGTAATTAAAATTGATAGAGAGAGTTACGAATGAAAAAGTGTTTTGACTGTAAACGAACATACCCATTATTTATGTTCACTAGAAACCCCAGACCATACCAACGACCTGAGCACCAGGGCAAGAATTTAGTATGTAGACATTGTACTTATAAACGTTGGAGTGAGAATATGTTTGCTTGGGTAGTTAATTCAAGTAACAAATTTGAACGAATTGAATTTAAGTCAAAATGGGAAATATTTAAAAAATTATTTTTATGATACCAGCAGCAATTATTTCATTTACACTAGCACTTATTTTAGCAGTGTTTATGGTTCGAGGAATAAATTATATGGAAAAAAATCATCCTGATTATAAAGGAGAGGATTTATTTGATGAAGAATAAACCATATTTATCAATATGGAAAAAGAAACTAAAGTAAGTAGTTATGGCGACACATTCTTAAGTAAGCTTAAAGAACAGTCATTTACAATCATTATTTTGGTTGGTATAATGTATTATCAAAATACTCTATTCAATAAACAAATGGATGAGTATAGACAAATGATACAAGAAAAAGAAGAGTTAGTATTAAAACTAACTGATGAGGAACGTACTCGATTAGTTAAACGTGAAGAATATTTAATTAGTCAACGTGATGAGTTTTTAGAAGATTTAAAAGCAAGAGCAAATAAAGAATAAATTGGCAATTTAAATAAAAGTTATTATATTATAGTTATGAGCAAATTAAATACACTTAAAAAACAACATCCCGATTTAGATATTAGTTTTATTGATGCGTTGTCAATGTGTTATAAGACTAAGTATGTTGAAATGATTATTAATATCACTAAACATAGATGGGAAAAAGAAGAAGATACTAGAGAGGGAAGCATATATGAATTCACAGATATGGGATTCTCTGAGGAAAAAGCTAAAGATATACTTAATGGTAAAACATGGGTTGCTCAAAAATTCATGTATGCTAATTTAAGTGAAACTCCATATCGTCATTTTAGAACAATAAATAAATTTGTTGATCTTAATGAGCGTGGTTTGATTGTTAATAAGGATGTGACATCATATAAAACAACAGAGGAAATGGAAGCACAAATTGCTTTAGCTGAACTTAAATCTGTAAATAAAGAGTTAGAGAAATTTATTTTAAAACTTCATGAGGATGATGAATGGTTAATTATAAAACCACTTACATATGAATCATCTAAAAAATATGGAGCTGGAACTAGATGGTGTACAGCTGCTGAAAGTGACCAATACCAATTTTATGGATACACAGGTCGAGGTAATCTCATGTATATAATGAATAAACATACAGGTTACAAAGTAGCAGCGTTTAATAATTTAAGTAAAGATCATTCTCGTGAGTTATCATTTTGGGCAGCTGATGATACTCGAATTGACTCAATTGAAATAGAAGCCCCATCTGAAATAATGGACATTATTATTACTGATTTGAGGAATTGTAAACAAAGTAATTATAATCTAGCATCAGATGAGATTAAAAAGATTTATGATGAGGGAATGAATGGAGATAAAAAGGAAATATCTAGCAGTCTTAGAACATTAGGTGAGTTAATGGGAAGAATAAATACAACACAACCTGCAATGCGATATGAAATATCAGAGACTGGTGAATATATAACTGAAGAACAATTAAATAATATGTGGGGAGTCACAACTACAAGTTTAACTACTACAGATGCATCCCCAATCCAACAAGCACCAGAAGGTACAGAAATAATTAACCATTGGACAAACCTAGAGCAAAATGACCAACAAGGATAAAATTTGGAAAACAGATAACCCAGATATACCAGGAAGTTATATCTGTAGAATGGATAATGGTTACATTAAAATGTGTTATTGGGATGGAGAAGAGTGGGGTGATATGTGGAGAGATGGTTTAGATGGAGAAGTATCACGTTGGATGGAAATACCATATGATGAAGAGGAAGTAAATTGCGCCTATGATGAAACATGGGAAGAGGAAGATTGGACAGATTGGGATGACGAAGAGAATTTTAAAACGTTTAATGAAGCACCTTATGGAGATGACTAAAACACCTATTCAAAAAATTAAAACAGCTTATTATATTATGAGTGAATCACAGTTTCATCATTGGTTAGCTACTAATTTAAAGGAATTAGAACAAGATGAAATGAAAGTAGTACATGAATGTATTAAATGTGGTAGTGAGTTGGTTCAAAATGAAAAAGGTAGGTGGGTAAATAAACATGATCCTGACACCTTTTATGAAAATAATTATAAATAAAGTTTGGCCTTCGGGCCATTTTTTATTATATTTAAGTATTATGAAAACAGTTATGATAAACAATTTCGACCATATAAGAAATTTATTAAAGTTTGAGAAAGATTATTTCTACTTTATTCAGATTATTCAACGTAAGAAAGAAAATCCTGAATTAGGTTCTAATAACAGAGTCATTCGTTCATATAATATCTCTAGTTTAGAGAAATTTGATAAGAATAAAGATGAAATTATCACATTGTGTGAAACATTTAATGCTAGAGCTTATATTCATTTAAATAGAAGAAAATGGAGTAAAATTGCTTTAGAGTGTTTGAGACATAACGCTGAACTGATTGCAAATGAGCAATATGATGGTATCAAATCTAGTTTTGAAACTATTATTGGACGTAACAATTGTGAACCAAGAGAAAGTAAAACATGGATCATTGATATTGATATGAATGATTTGGAGGTTGTAAATAAAATTGAACGTATCATTAATAGCATAGAACCTATAGATAGAACTGTAACCAAGCTAATGTATACTATTCCTACTAAGAATGGATTTCATATGATCACTAGACCATTCAATAGAGCTGAATTTGCTAAGTACATGCAACTACAAGGTGATGTGCCTGATATTCATACTGATAATCCAACAATACTATACACAATATGAAAACATTAATATTATTAAGAGGATTACCTGGTGCAGGTAAGTCAACATTAGCAAAGATGTTAGTTGGGGATAAAGATTACCGACACAAAGAGGCTGATATGTTTTTCGTCGACGGTGAGGGTAATTACAAGTTTAAACCATCAAAAATTAAAGATGCGCATGCTTGGTGTCAAGAGGAGGTGGATTTTCTAATGAGATATGAGCACTCACCAGTGGTAGTGTCAAATACATTCACACAAGAATGGGAAATGAATACCTACTATGAGTTAGCTAAGAAGTATGGTTACCAAGTACATTCTGTTATTGTAGAGAATAGACATAACGGAGAAAATATGCATGGATGTCCGGTTGATAAGATTGAACAGATGGAGGATCGTTTTGAAATAAAACTTTATTAAGATGGAAAATAATAACTCAGTGTGCTACGTAGCACGCATAAACGAAATTAAAGAAATACCAGGAGCAGATAATATCGAACAAGGTGTTATCGGAGGATGGAATTGTATTATCAAGAAAGGAGAATACAAAGTAGATGATTTAGTTGTAGTAGCAACTACAGACGCAGTCATTCCTCAAGAACTATCAGATGCAATGAACGTAACTAATTACTTGCGTAAAGGTCAACGTGTGCGTACTGTTAAGTTAAGAGGAGTGTATTCTGAATGTTTGATTATACCTTTAAGATATGCTCGTCAATCTGCTAATTACACTAAATTGGAGTGGAATGAAGGTAAGGACATGATGGAATTGTTAGGTATCTTCAAATATGAACCACCTGCAGTTCAAGTACAATTGTCTTCAGGTCGTAAGATCAAGTACCACCAAAACCCAAACTTCACAGTGTACCATAAGTTTCCTAACTTGAAGAACGTAGCTGGAATGTTTACTGAAGAGAACTATGTTCAAATTACTCGTAAGTTACATGGTACAAATGCTCGTTATGGTATTGTTAAGAAACGTAAGTTATCATTTTGGGATAAAGTTAAGAAATTCTTACGATTAGCTGATGAGTGGATTGAGTATGAATATGTTTATGGTTCACATAACGTTGAGAAAGGTTCTGATACACAAGGTTTCTATTCAACTGACGTTTGGAGAGAAGTAGCTGATAAGTATCAAATCAAAGAGAAGTTATGGGCGTTTGTTAAGAAGCATACTCCAACTGAAGTTGGAAGTGGAGTAGTAGTGTATGGTGAGATATATGGGCCTGGTATTCAAAAGAACTATGACTATGGATTGAAAGAGTTAGAGTTTGCTGGGTTTGATATTGTATGGAATGGTAAGTATTTGTCTACTGAAGGAACTTATCTTACAATGATTGGTAAACCTACTAACTTTATTGGTGGTGTTGATTTACCTCACGTACCTGTTTTATACAATGGGAATTGGTCTCAAGAAATTCAAGACCAGTTTACATTCAACAACTTCATTGATGGAACTAAAGTACCACATGAAGGTATTGTAATCAAGCATGTGAGTGGAGAAAGAGAGAAAGTAGCTAAAGTAATCAATCCTGATTATTTGATCTACGGAGAGAAGCATGATGTAGGAGATTCGCACTAAAGTTTGGCCTTCGGGCCTTACTTTATTATATTTAAGTATAAATAAAGGTTATGAAAAATAAAATAAATGACAAAGCAGTAGAACTAATAGTAGGAGTCGCTGCTGTAATAGGAGTAATGACAATTACACTCTCAGCAATTGGGATGATTGTTAAATTAATCTTTGGATAATAAAACAACAATAATGGCTATAAGAACATACATAAGAGTAACATATGTAGCAGTATCAGAATGGGGTAAGCCAATAATAACTGCTCATACACAAGAGGACCTTAAAGCAGGATTGGATGAGTACTATGGGATAGGAACAGACCCAAAAGCAAAATACCTTGACTGGACTCCGTACGATAGTAAGTACCCAGATGATTTTGAAGGAACATATAGATACGAAGTAGATGATTTTAATGGAGGTTTAGAGTTAGAAACAGTTAAAGTATATGGTGTAGAATTTTATCCAACAACAAGATATGAAGTGGAAGACGGCATTTAAAGAAGCAATACTACAACCAATTAAAATAATCTGGAATAGTATATTTGATAATGATGCTCACAAAATAGTGAGTAGACAAGGATTAATCGAGTTAATGAAACACGATGAGGAGGCAGGCTTATATGATATAGATTTTAAAGATAAAAAAAAATGAAAACTAAAACAGTAGAACGTCTAATTAACGAGACACCAGAGCATGTCAAACAACAAGTTAGTGAGTATGCTGATAATGTAGTTCAAAACAACGCATCAATGTGTATATATGCACTACCTAATTATGTTGGTGCGTACTGTTTAGGAGGTAAGAATGGGTTTTGTATTTCATTTGAAAAAAAGCCTAACTGGTTTCATCGTACAATGATGAGAGTATGTTTGGGATGGATATGGACAGATAATAAATAAATTATGATAAAAAAGACTCTTATAATCACGGGTTGGATGGTAGTTATGTTTTCACTTATTGGTTTAGGTGTAAAAACAATTCTAACCCATAGTAAAAAAACACCACCACCACTACCTATTCCAATTAAAGAACAACCAATTGAAACAGAAGAGGATAGTTTAATAGAACAATTATACCCAATTAGTGTGATTGAAGTAAATAAATCAACTTATAAAGGATATAAGTGGGAAGTAACAGCTGAAAATGGAGTAGTATATCAAACTAATAATAAACCTAAAATTGGTGACCCAGCTTTTTATATTGGAGATGACAGTGAAACATTATATTGGACAAAATAAAATATGAAAATAAACATTAGAATGACTGAGACATACACAACGTATGTTATTAGAGACTCATTTACAATTGACACTGATGATTACCCTGAATTGGAGGGTATGAGTGAAATAGAAATGATGAAATATATTCATGAAAACAGTGAGAATATAGAACATAAAGAATGGGAACAATCATTATGGGACGCTGCAAGTGAAATGGATGTATTAAGAGACAAAATAACAGACGACGTGAGTGAGTTTCATGTTGAAGCGTTAGTAGATGGACACCCAATAAAAATAAAATGATGAAACTTGAAATAATACTGAATACACTTGACTACAAAAAATGGTGGTTTGACTTAGGAATATCATTTGTTGATACCAAGTATGCTGTTAACTATAAATATGTTTTAACAATAGGTCTAACATTCCTTAGCATTCATATTAGAATGGGGAGAAAAAATAAATAACTATGAAAAATAAACAAACTGCGGTTGAATGGTTAGCTGAACAATTAGTGCCAAAGGCTATGCTTACCTATGATGCTATAACTTATAATGCTATTCAACAAGCCAAGCAAATGGAAAAAGAACAAATCATAGGGGCATACGATAGAGAGGTGATAGACGGTATCCAAAATTGGTTTGTTGGGAATGGAAGACATTACTATGAACTCCATTATGAGGGAAAAAGTGGAATAAGAGAATATAATAATTCAGGGGAAACAAGTAGGGAGAACAAACGTACGATGGACGAAAATTATTCATTCGAGGACGGAGTATAATAATGAAACTATTAACGGTGTTGATAATAATATGGTTTCTGTCTCGTAGGGGGAACAGGTTAGGGAGAACAGGTAGGGGAATAGGGTAGGCAAAACGGGTAGAGAGATCAAGTAGGGGGAACAGGCAAGTGTGACAAACCAAGGTGCAAGGGTGACTAACATATCCAAATATAAGTATATATAAGATGGGTATGTGACAAGTGTAGGGGTAATGGGTAGGGGAAAGAGGCAGGGATATGTACCCCCTCCCCCACACAAAGCCAAACCTTTTCGTCGAAAAAGTATATATTTTTTTATTCCCCCCGCAAGGGGGGCGTAGGGGGATCAAGAGGGGGAACCCCCTCCCCCCAAGGGGCTTGGCCCCCGCGGGCTTTGATGTTATATTTAGCCATAATTAAAAGCACATGGAAACAAAAACAGGAAAAAGGGGTAGGCCAAAAGGGACAGGCAAAAAGGATAAAATTGAAAAAGTAATTTCAGTGGCCCCAATGGAGGCTAAAAAAAGAGGAAGAAAAAAATTAGAAAAAATTAAGGTTGCCCCTGTAGAGGTAGCACTGGATGGTGAGGTAGAAGGAACAGCGGTGGAGAAGTTAAAAGTGTTCTCACTCCAGGTCCAGAAGATGAATGACATCTTGGACCACGAGCCCTACAGGATGGATATGCGCCAGAAGAGGACCGAGGTCATAGCGCGCATGTGTTACTTGATAGAAACGCTATAGCGTTGAGGTAAATGCACTACTAGGCGTCGCGCGGCACCTGCGGCGCCTAGGGAGAGCAAGTAGGGAAAACCAGTAGGAAGATCGGGTAGGAGGATCGGGTAGGGCTTGGCCTAGGGGGAAAGGGATGTTATATTCAGGTAAATAAAATAAACACATATGACACTAGAAGAATTAAAAAAAGCGGTTGCTAAGAAAATCATGTTGAAAAAGAACGCATGGACAGACACCTATAAAGATAGGGAGCCTACCGAATTTGAAAGACGTACCTTCAAAGAATACGCCGAGATCATTGATAGGGAGATCAAGGATATGATTCCTGAGGATGAGCGCCTATCAATTTGTTTGACTGGGTGCGCCGAGGAAGGTATTTCCCACTACGACATTGAACACTCACTCATTGAGGTATTTAAGCCAGGTGAGGGAGTGCAGTACGACAGTGAGAGTGGGCAGTTTTGGATGTACGTTAAGTCTTCACTAGTGCAGAAGGTGTTGAGGCACATTGACTATCACTTCCCAGGTGGGATAAAGTTACATGTAACTCCAAATGCTTACTCTGATAATCCATGGTTCCAGAACTGGAATCAAGCAGAGATGTTCTTAAATAGATAAAGACAGTGGTGGGCGCCGTGGCGCCTGCTCTTTTTTCTAGTACGGGGTGCAGTCTATCTATCCGCTGGCCTTGATCAATTGAGCTCAATTAATACTAACTTCAGTGATTTTCGCCACCTGGGCAATGTGTCGTGTTCGAAATTGAATTCTATTATAAATATATAGGGGAGTAACCTTTGTTACCTTTTGTTTGGCTTCACGAACAATTGATGTTATATTCAGGTATAATTAAAAATTAAAAACACATGACAGTACAAGAATTAATCGACCAATTAACAGAGTTAAAAGAACAAGGTCACGGTAACATGGAATTAGTATTATCAGTTACTGATCACACAGATTGGGAGTATAACTTTGATTTCCCAGGATTTGATATTGGGAACGTGTTTGATGATGATTTTGATGATTTAACAGATTATGGGGTGTGTGAGGTGAGTATTTAAACTCCCCTACCACTTTGTTTGGCTCTGCCGAACATGGATGTTATATTCAGACATAATTAAAACACATAAAAATGAAAAGATTAGAAAAATTTGTAGAAGAGAATTTTGAGAGATTCTCACAGTTAGAAGAGGATGAAGTGTATGAGTTAGATGCTCATTACTTAGAAGATGAGATTGTTAATCATTTAAAAGATAATGGCCAATTCGATTATAAAGGAATTGCCGTTTATTATGTAGGTGATAGTGATGAGGTGTGGGTTGAAAATTTTAATATAGATTAAGCAATGAGTGTACAAGAACAAATTAAGAAGATTGAGGAGCGCTTAGAGTTTCTCAAGACAGACAGAACAGTTTGGACTAGTGCCTTTGCTGGGCCTAAAGGTTATACACCATATAACCATGGGCCGTACTTTAGAAAATTAGAGCGGAAACGTTTAAATGCTAAATTAAAACGATTAATGAAACAGATTTAACCTCTTGTTTGGCCTAGTGGGTCAGGGATGTTATATTTAGTTCATAATAAAAAACACACACAAATGAAAAATTTAGTAATTGAAAAAAGAGGTAAAGGTCGCCCAAAAAAGAACCAAGTAGCTGCTGCGGTAGCGTTCGATCCAAAATCAGTTCAAATATTTAAA